GGCGACCGACAGGCTTCCAATAAGGAAAACCAATCGGGAGGCAAAAGGTTGCTCACAACACAGTAACTTAGTGTCGCTCGAAGAAGAAAGGTCGATGGTACATAAAGTATCATCAAGACTCCCTTTGCAAGCTAACTGTTGGTTCCTGGTCTGATCCCTAAGGTCGACTCCAAATTTAAACAACCGATCACGTATGTAAGACCCAATTCCTTTCTGGACGAATCCGTTCAGGATGGGCTCTATAACGATGGTACGATATGTCTTTGAAGTCTTAGGCACGAAAGCCAGTTTCCCAGGGGATACTGTCACATCTACGTGAATTGCCTCTTCGGAGGCTGTAGAATGCGCAGACATCCACATAGGGTACTCTGTTAAGAGTCCACTAACAAGGGGAATGAAGCCTTCGCTACACTCAAGACGAGAGGACAGTTTAATTCTAGGATTAGCCCTGTCCAGGGGTGTGCTGGTGTTTGTCCCAGGCCCAAAAGAACAGTCCAATGACTTGAAATCAGGGCACAAGCCAAGTATCGCAGTAATTTTCTGCCGAGCCGCATAAAGTATCGACTCGACACGCCAGTTGTTCTGGCGACTGAGATTCAAAAACTTGTAGTTAGTTTTCAAGCACTGTCTTTCGGATGAAATAAACTTATCGTACGCTACCTTTTCTTTATCAATGCCAAGGTTCAAGAAGTCTTGTTTTGCAACAAGAGCCTGAATCTGGCGAGCATAAAGGAAATCAAGGGTCGTATACGGTAATCCATAATCGAATTTAAAATCGATGACGGAAAGGTAATCATTTGACTGGATGAATTTATTCAAATATCCAGAAAGTGGACCACCTCGTTCTTCACAAGCCTGAGAAAGTGTCTTAACGAAGTTTACGGTATCATCAAGACTTCTTGCTGTATGCCATTTCAAATGAGTATTCTTTTTACAAGAGCTCATGTAACCTCCTATTATGGGAGATATGAAATTTACTAACTAAAATTAGTTAGGCAATATCACACCGTTGAAAAGTAAGGGGAACACTGCAGTAGACGACGTCCACGCTTGTCCAGCTGATGCGTTAGTTAACGTACCAGTGGCAGTAGTGGATGAAGCTCCTTGCAGCAGCCCGACTAACATACGGAGTGTGTTCATGCGGTCCGCCGAAGTGCTTCGCCGATCCACAAACATCGTCATGATGCCCGTGGTGACGTAAGCGACTTTAGGCGGCGCCACATAACCAGCAGAAGTGCCAGACGCGCCGAGTGTCTCCATTGTGGGGACTTCCAGCTTTACAGTCAGTTTATAACCTCCGTTCTTTACCTGATCCACAGTCGCATTCAAACGTGGCTGAGCTTCAATTGGTACAGAAGCTGCATTACCCCGCCAAAATGGGTTGGGAGAATCAGTTATCGGAATAAGAGTGAACTCATTGGGAGTTGCTGCGTCATCTTTGACAAGCAAATTAGTCATTGCTGGCATATCGTAGCCTATTGGTAAAAGGAAATAAAGTTAAAAAGTAAGTGAATGAATATGGAGTTATAAAAACTTAGCTCTTATTTAAAAGCTTGCCTTGCTAAAGCGAGTGTGTTAAAAAACCTTTTTGGGCTAAACACATCGTCTAGCGGAACAAACTTCGGTTGTGGAACGACCAGGGACGAAAGAACTTCCCTATATTCCTCTACATATGTA